AAAAAAGTATGTAGCTGCTCAGGGGTCATGCTAGACAGATCGTAATACGCTGTATTTGACGCTTGATATAACATCAAAAGCCACTCCACAATATGTTTGTCATGGGCACGGTAATCTCCTTCATACCACCGAAGACCTTCTAAGTCGTAATTTAAATAACGAGCAAATTCAAAAGCACCACCATGCCACCATGTCCTACCAATATTAATTGCATTACCTCGTTCGAGCTTCAATCGCGGTCCATTTATCCATGTTGAATTTAGCTGATGTAGAGTGTTAGTCATAAAGAATTCTCGCTTCTTCCTATATATAGCCGGCAAGTCAATCGCTTTTTTTCCATAAGCCGTTTGACGATCAACTTTAAGCTTTATCACACAATATGATTCCAAATGGTCAGTCCCACCAGCCATTAATGATTTTACCCAGGCAACATGAGTTTTCAAAGCATGCGGCATCTGTTCGATTTTTTTTCCGACGGGTGTAACAACCATTTTCATGGCTCCCGTATAAGTATTTGTAAAGCCAGGCCGAATTCCGGACGACGCATTGTAGTTTAATTCTCGTATGCACCGAAGCGGATTATAATCAAACTTCAAAGTATTAAGGTGCTTGCGAGTGGACATAAAACTATTATAATATATTGATAATGCGCGAGGTACAAATTTCTTTGCAATTTGAAACCCTTGTCCACGAGTGGAATTATCTACATTGAACTCAGTAAAGTTGCGAAGCATATCTTCCGCATTAAATCGCTCATTCGTAGCACACCAAGACGGATGTCCATATCGACGTCCATGGGTATAATGAGAGTAGGACAATTGTTTAAAACACAACTCTTTCAAGGATGGTACAACGTTTTGCTCTCCAAGATTATCAGCGGACGACCGCCATATCATATGTTCAAAGTTCGAAACTCCTAATCGGCTAAAATACCACCGATCTAGTCTATTAGTAATTGGTAAAAGAAAAGCGTCAGAGACGCGAGGTGCAACTGGAACTTTATTAACATAATCAAACATCGGAGCAATAATTCCTTCGTCAAATCGAGCAGATGCGCGCATCATGTTATCAACATAGGCGTCAATATTAGGGACGAGATTACGAGACACGTTCCCCATGTCGAAAGAATAATGCCTCATGATATAAGCAGTCATTTCAGCATACATCTCATTAACAGAGCGGGCAAGAGGCCCATTAAATCTAGATATTACAAAAGGTTCGACATAATTAGGACCGGATACATGTAGGTCACACTGACATGTGTCATGACGTGATTCAGCACAATTGCCAACAAAGGAGATATTCATTCGTTTCTTACCTTTACGATTAAACAGATAACGTAGAAGAGGTGTAGTAAGATACGTCTTAGCGAAGTGCAAGTCAAATTTCAGACCGAAATATAAGCGAGTAGATGGATTAGTAACGAGTAAAGACTCCAGATCAATTGTTGAAAAATCAAATTTG